GGTTCAAATATTTCAGTACCTGTTTCATTAAATTTATCCTCTAACAGATGTTGTATTTCTATTAGTGTGTCCCAAACTTTACTCTCCACGATATAAATCCCGCATCATTTTAATAGCATATTCAAATGCTACACGAGCTTCGTCACCTAGATCATCAGTTAGTGTTTGACGAATTGCCATTTTCATAGCATCGCCATTTTCAAAGTCATAAAACTTGCCACTGCTAATATGTGCTACTTGCTTTTTAATGATTTGACCACCGAATAGGTCGCCCATATGGCGGCAATATAAATGCGCCTTAACTTTTGCTTTATTCTCTGGATCATTGCCTAGTTTGTGTAAGTATGCTTGGTACTCTAATGTAGCTGGAGTTAGATAACAATAACTACCGTCATCAAGTTCCACAAAGTCTGCGTGTATGGCACGTAGTCTTGGTAGGTCTGGCATTGTGTCTAGAAACCCTTGGCGCTTACAATACCATTCAATTGGATCGTAGATTGCTAATAGGTTGTATAGATAGTTTTTATAATCTTGTTTTTCAATTTTACCGCTAAGTAACATCTTAGCAAATGTTGTTGTTTCTGCCTCATGGTGGAGGTCTTTAGTGATGTCTTTTAAGCTCATTCTTCTTCCATTTTAATTTGTAATGGAAATCCACTACCACGAGCTAAGTTAGTTGATTCAACTGCCTTTGCTTCAGCAATTTCAAAACTGTATGTTCCAGCAATGCCGCTGCCTTGATCGTGAATCTGGAGAGTGATGTCTCGAGCAGTTTCTTCTGTGTGCTTAAACACTTCAGTCAAAAGACTAATGACAAAATCCATTGGGGTTGAATCATCGTTTAGAAAGATCACGTTCCAGCGTTTAGGTTCTTGAACCTTAATCTTAATCTTCTCGTCTAGTTTAATATCAGTTGTTGTCATTCATGTTCTCCAAGAGTAGGGGAAGTTCCCTTCCCCTTATTATATTACTTAACCTCGACAATGTCAATCACGCGAGCTTTCTTTTCTTCCGGAATTTCGTGTTCTAACTGTACAGATAGAATACCATCCTGAATTAAGGCGCCCTTGACTATCATGTGTTCAGCTAATTGAAGCTTACGTTCAAAATCCCGTGAGCTAAGTCCTCTGTGTAAGTATTGAATATTCTCACCATCTTCGCGTGTGCGAACACCGCGAATAGTCAACAAGTTTTGTTCAACTTCAATGTGAATTTCATCTTTCCTAAACCCGGCAACAGCGACCTCGATGACATATCTAGTGTCATCAAGTTTAATGATGTTGTGTGGGGGATAGTTATTTTGCATTTGATTTGCGATGCGATGTTCGAATGTATCGAATAATCTATCGAAACCTACTAGAGCCCTGTTTAGAGCCTGTGTGTCAAAGCGTGTTATATTTGCGTTCATTTTAATATCTCCTTAAATTAAGCAAGAATAATTTATGCGGCCTCACCTGAGCACCGCATAATATTTATAACGTCTGTGTGTGTTTATTTTACTTCTGTAAACTCTGCATCAACAGTCTTTTCATCTTGTGAATTTTCTGTTGTAGCTTTTGCTTTTACTTCATTCAACTCTTGAGCAACTGTAAGCATTGCAGTCATTTTCTCAGTGATTGCGTCTAAGTTATCACCAGTAATTACATCTTGCAATTCTTTAATTGAGTCTTCAAGTTTAGTTTTTAATTCTTCTGGAACATCTTTTGATTCCATATCTTTCCTGATTGTGTGGATTTGACCTTCAGCACCGTTACGTGCTTCAATCAATTCTTTAGCCTTTTTGTCTGACTCGGCATTGGCTTCAGCATCTTGAACCATACGTTCAATTTCTTCTTTGCTTAAACCACTGTCTGATTTGATAGTGATTTTATTTTCCTTGCCAGTGCCTTTGTCTTTAGCACTGATATTCATAATGCCGTTTGCATCAATATCAAATGTAACTTCAACTTGTGGCATACCACGTGGTGCTGGAGCAATACCGTCTAGCTTAAATTCACCAAGTGCCTTGTTGTACTTAAACAACTCACGCTCGCCTTGTGCAACTTTGATATCAACGGCTGGCTGGTTATCTTCTGCTGTGCTGAATGTTTGACTGGCTTTAGTTGGAATAGTTGTGTTCTTTTGAATCAACTTGGTAAACACACCGCCCATTGTTTCAATTCCCAAGCTCAATGGGGTGACGTCCAATAGCAGTACGTCTGTACGGTCACCTGCTAGTACTGATCCTTGAATAGCCGCACCCGCAGCCACTGCCTCATCTGGGTTAACGTCTTTACGTGGTGCTTTGCCAAATAGCTTCTCAACAGTTTCTTGCACTTTAGGCATTCGTGTCATACCACCAACAAGGATAACTTCATCAATGTCGCCAGCAGTTACACCTGCATCTTTCATTGCAGTTTTGCATGGCTGCACTGAACGTTGGATCAGTTCGTCAACAAGGCTTTCTAATTTAGCACGAGTCAACTTAACATTCATGTGTTTAGGTCCACTTGCATCGGCTGTGATGTAAGGCAAGTTAACATCTGTTTGTGCAGAGCTAGACAATTCAATCTTTGCCTTCTCAGCAGATTCTTTTAAACGCTGTAATGCTAGTGTGTCTTTCTTAAGATCAACACCGTTGTCTTTCTTAAACTCCTCAACCAAATAATCCATAATGCGTTGGTCAAAGTCTTCACCGCCTAAGAATGTGTCGCCATTAGTTGACAACACTTCAATTTGTTTGTCGCCATCTACATCCGCGATCTCAATGATCGATACATCGAAAGTACCGCCACCAAGGTCGTAAACAGCAATTTTGCGATCTTTTTTATCAGACTTATCAACGCCATAACTAAGAGCTGCCGCAGTAGGCTCGTTAATAATACGGAGTACTTCCAAGCCTGCGATCTGTCCAGCATCCTTTGTAGCTTGTCTTTGGCTGTCGTTAAAGTACGCAGGAACTGTGATAACTGCTTGGGTAACTTCATGACCTAGATAGTCCTCCGCTGTCTTTTTCATCTTGCGCAGAACTTCTGCTGAGATTTGTGGTGGTGCTAATTCCTTACCATTTGATCGAACCCATGCATCGCCGTTTTTGGCTTCTATGATTTCATAAGGCATTAGACCAATGTCTTTTTGCACAGCTTCTTCTTTGAACTTACGTCCAATAAGACGCTTGCTTGCGTAAATTGTGTTTTTGGGATTTGTTACTGCTTGACGCTTTGCGCTAGCACCTACTAGAATTTCATCGTTAGCGTATGCAACAATACTTGGTGTAGTACGGGCGCCTTCGCTGTTTTCGATTACTTTTGTGACACCGTTTTCAATAACGGCTACGCATGAATTTGTTGTACCTAAGTCGATACCGATTACTTTGCTCATTGTTTTCTCCTTTTAAAAAGCAAGATATATTTTCGGGTAAACACCCTATGTATACAGCCCCCATTGGGCACTGTCTACACTTTTATTTATATCAGATATTGTCTAAGTTTTGAATTTTGGACCACTTTTTGAGTTTTTCAATTTTGGCTCGTTTTGCTATATGCAAATTCCCCCAGCTGATAATGTTGTTGGCCATTAGAATATCAATCATAGCCAGCATATCACCAAGCTCTTCTTCCAAGTGTTCTCGGTTAGTTTGTTCTGTTCCGTGTTTAGAATTATCAATACCAAATCTACGGATTTTACTAACCGCTTGAATTACCTCTGCACATTCCTCTTGTAGGATGTCCATTACTTCATCATTAGATTCGTTTAGTGGCGCCATATCAATTCTCAAACTTTCTACGTAGTTTCTTAAACATTGTTTGCACACCAATTGCTTGACGACGTGCATCTTCCAAAGCGTGATGCTTTAGTGCTTGTGGCATTTCTGGATCCATGCCCAAGTCAAATAGTGTACGAGTATCCCTCACGTCCCAAAAGTTCCATGGAAACGGTTTTCCCATTTTACGGAAATAGTGTTCTAAAATAATAATATCAAATGTAGAACCGTGACTCCAAAAACGACTTGAACCCATACAAAATTTGTAGAACTTTTCCATTGCTTCTTTACAATCTATACGATTATCAGGACTGAAGGCTTCGTCTTGAGCAGCCTTGTCTTGATCTGCCCACCACCTAATAGTATTGTCATCAATAAATGGATCTGCAAATTCACAAGTATCTACATCAATACGTAAGTATATTTCATCGTATACTTCGTATCCGTTTGGATTAAATGTTACTGCGCCTAGTGTAAGAATTTGTGCATTTGGAGTGGTGGCTAGAGTTTCCAAGTCCACCATTAAATGTTTAGCCATTATAAGCCTTTCGTAGTTATACGTTATTATAGCAAAATTGCTATCAAATGTCTAGTAGATTGATTAGAAAAGTTTTTTTGGTAGTTGCTCTTTTTGGAGCTTTTTGGCGTAGCGTTGCTTGGCCGCTGCCTTCTTACGTTTGCGTTTTGTAGTAGGCTTTTCGTAAAATTCTTTCTTACGAAGTGTATCAAGAAGACCGCTGTCCTCGATCTTCTTTTTAAATTTGCGTAGTGCGCGGTTTACATCTTCACCTTCTCTGATGTAAACTACACTACCTCTTACTTTATTGTCTCTCTGACTCATCGTCATCATCTTCCTCGTTGTCTTCTTCCTCACCGGTGAAAGCCGCAACTACTGCATCTAAATTCCAAATTCTATTTTTTGAAATAAGACCATAGGGAGTTAATTCATCGTTTGTAATGTAATGAGTATTGGGCTGTGCCAATAAGAAAGTTATAAAAAGTTTTGTTGTTGGGTCACAGTTATCAATATCAATAACTGTGATATCTGCTTGTTGTGACACACTTAGTAGCCAACTGATATCTGTTTCGTTATCATCATAAATGAATACATTTAACTCTTCAATATTATGACTTAAGATTGTTTGGAATTGTTGCTTAACATTTACTGATGGCTTTACTAATAAGTAGCTCAAGTTCAAATTGAATAATTTGTCTGGAGGCGTAATGAGGTTTATTTTTCCTAAATTCATTTGTTCTCTTTGTTAATTCTGTTCCATAGCGAATTGTTACTTTGTTCACTATTTTGTACGTATGTTACTGACGAATCTTTGTTATCTGCTGATCCGCTTGTTTCATCACGTAGCTCGTTTTTTTTTTGATCTTCGGGTTCGACGACTTCTGTTAGATCTGGTTTGATTCTTTCTTGTTTTGGAAAGTCTGGTTCTAGTTTATTCAATTCGTTTTGTAGTGTTGGAAAGATCTTGTATTTTGCAGCCGTTTCTGCCTCAATTTGTGCCTGACGTTGTTGTTCTAATTCCCAAGGGAGTATTTCAATTAAGCCTAACTCTTTTTTCTTTTCTTGATTTTTAATTGTATCTTCAGGATGTTCGATTTTCCACTTACGCATTGCTTCCTTCTCATGAAGGTCAGCACGTTCAGCTTCTTCAATCATTTTATTCCAACGATCTAATTCATTTATGTTGTCCAGTGATATTGTTGGCTCAATTCTGGTAACTTCTTCTTTGGGTTCTTCTTTTACTTCAAGTTCATGCTCAAACTTGTCTTTTGGATGTTCGCCGTTATCAACAAATTTTATTGTAGGTTCTGGTACTATCGGTTCTGTTTTCACACTTGCTTCAGAAGCCATTTGATTAATTTGGTCTAATTGTTCTTGTGTCAATGCGCCATCATCTGGTTCATAGTTTGGTTTCTTTTCTTCTGGTAAGGGAGGAACAAACAATGGAACAGTTTTGTGTAACAATCCTTCATTCTGTTTTTCTTCTCGTCTCCAACCAAATGTCATTTGTGCGGCCAATAACATTATAACTGCTAGTGGATCAAATACCACAATAATGGTAATGATGACCCAAGTGACTGCTTTCTCTAAAAGAGTCTCATCAGTTGCTCCGTATATAAAGGCAGCAATGTATTTTAGCGGTCCAACTTCTGCTTCTACTTTACGAACTTCGGCGGCAATAGGAGCTCGCTCTTCGTTCAGGCTGGCAATTTTCTTTTGACTTGCAGTTATCTCATTTTGTAAACGGGTACGTTCTCTAGCCTGTTGTTGACGAATATTAACGGCTCTATTAGCACCTTGTTCAGTTGTTGAACGAGCCATGCTCTGATCCACAGCCTCATCCATCTGTTTAAGTGCTTTACGATTAGCTTCAATGTTTTCTTTTTCAGTCTTGATCTTTTCGTCGTAAATTGAAATTTTAGCAATTACATCTCCGCTTACAAGACTTTGATCACTATGTGCCTTTGATAAGAACCCAAAGATACCCATACTTGTAATGAGCATTAATACAATGACTGCTACTGTCATGTATACTTTCATCAAGCGTGGAGCACGTTCCCAATTAGCCTTAAGCCAACTTGCACAGACAAGTTTTCCAACCTCCAATGCTGATCCCATGATAATAATTGGAATCATTGCCGCAGAGAAAATAGCGGCCAAACCCACTACGGAGTAGTAGATTGCGACCGCTGAAATTGTTAAACCTGTAAGTAAGAGTAAGTATGCTAAAATCATAAGTTTATTTATCAGCGAAATTCCATGTATTACTGCTAGTTTTAAAACAAGCCCATTCTTCAAATGTACGCTGATCTGATTTTAACATAATAACGCTATAAATCCTACGACACATTTCACCGTTTACCATAGCAGTTACCATAACTTGCACCTGCCCCATATGGTGCCCATCATCTGAATACCATTTAGTAGCCTCGCCGTTATCTAAACGATTAAGTGCAAAGAATACTGCTTGTTGATGTTTGCGACTGTCTTCTTTATTCAGACGACTAAACATACTTCGGTACGCATTAAAAATAATAGCTGGACCATGCAAGTCGTTTATCTCATTTTGATAAATGGGCTTGTCCCACTGCCCTGCGTGTGCAACATTACTGGTAAAACTAATGAGTATTATTGTTGCCAATAATTTCCCAAGTACCATCATATTTTTGGCAAGCATATCCCATTCCCTCAATTATACGTCCGCTAGGCAAACGATGTCTATATGGATTTTCAAAGCATTGTTTGGCAACGCCCATTTTCTTAATTCCAATTTGTTCAATTGGATCGTCATTGCATTTTACAAGAGTGTCACTTGAAACTGTTTCATTTCCACTTTTGCGAATTTCTTGACTAGTGTAACAGTATTGTTTGTATTGCTTTGGAGGAGCGGAACTACACCCCACCAAAGACAGTACTGCTATTGCAAACAAGAGCTTGTTCATGTTATTCGCCTTTTGATTCTGCAACCAATTGATCGAATACACTCTTCTTCATTTCAAGTTTGACGTATGTGTAATGACGTCCGCCCATTGTAAAGTGACCTTTCTCACTCTTCACATGTCGACGAATTGCTGTGTCGGACACTTTGTAAGAGATAAAAGTGCGTGATGACTTTTTGTCATTTACAATTTCAATAGATGTTTCTGAATTAACTTTACCGTTAATGCGTTTGGCAAAGTTGTTCATTGCAATAGCATCCATTTGTTCTTCGGCAGCTTGAGCATATTTGCTTTCGCCAGCACCGCAAGCATAGACGTAGTCTTCTTTCCACCAGAACCAACCCTTAACACCTTCTTGGGCGCAGTCTTGATACCAACTAGGTTGAGCATAAGTCTTACGCTCTGGAATATCTTTCATAGAGCCGCAAGCGGTAAGTGTTGCAATAATGGGGATTAAAATAAGTTTTTTCATTTTGAAGACTCCTGAACAGTTTTAGTAGCTTCTTTAGCCACTTCCGATACCAACGCTTTGCCTTGATTGCTTACGAACGAAACTCCGCTCGAAACCAAATTAACAACGAATGTCGGTGCTAGAATAACCAGCGCAAGAACAACAATCCATTTAGTCATTTCAAACTCTCTTTCTGTGTGTGTTAATAAAAAAGCCTCTGTAGCATGTATTATACGACAAAGGCTTCGTTATGTCAACGGTTTTGGTAAACCAAATTATTTGAAAAATATCAATGCTAGTAAAACTGCTTGAAGTATAAAACCAATTCCAATTGTTGCTACATTAAGCATGTCTCGGGCAATAATTGCTCTTGCAAATAGTAGGGTTAGACCTCCCCAAATTAACAAAATAATATCAATCCCAGGCAACTTGTCAGTTAGTCCCATACCAACTGCTAAAAAAGTTGGAATGGTTGAACAATGTAATACAATGTTTGCTAACCAACCTAGTGTTTCTGTTGAAACTGACTGAGCCTTCTCTTGAAGGATGCCGATCAATTTATTTGCCAATTGCTTAATTTCTTCCATTTTTTGGTTCCCTATAAAAAATATGCCTACCAATTTTACCAATCTTTTCCTTGCCCCATTGTGGGTTCACGTAATCAGCATGATAATACAAAGCATCCTTCATTACGTCAAGTCTAAAATTTTCCAATAACACCTTCTTTGCCACCTTGTATGATTCATCATACATTGCAGTGCTTCGGATTGGGGGTTTACCGCCGTTTTGGCAATACCAGCTAAACTGGCAAACTACCCGTTCCATAAACACATTTTTTTGGTAAACAACTGCGCAGACATCGCTGGGAAATTTTCCTGATTCTGCTCGATTCATTGTTACCTGTGCCACTGCCACTTTGCCCTCGAACGGCTCACTTGCCGCTTCGTGGTAAATGTTTTTGGCTAAGCAGTCCAGTTGTCTTTCTCTGTCTCTGATTGAGACTACATCTGCTGATGCGACAAACTGCGCTTCTTTTAATTTATCTATTTTGGCTACTGTGATTTCGGATACCGCAGTACCTACAAATACAATACCAAAAACTAAGGCTATAAGCCTAATTGCTTTTTCCATTTCATGTCTCCTTTGACTTGGTGTAGTTCAAAATTCAAACTACATTACATAAAGGGAGATGACTAACTACTTGGTCTCAAACCCAAAGCAGATTCTGTCTTCTCCATTAGCAACACTTGTTTATAGTTGGCTCATAACTCAACATCAACTGTTACCTTTGGCAAGCCTGGCATCCCGATCTTCGGGTTTCTAATTGGCCAAGACTCGCGGAACCGTTTCAGCTTGTGACATACTTTGGTTCTACTATCTTAGTTTCTTTCGAAACGATAAAATATATAGCTTCTTTTCGTTGATAGTGGGTTAAAACGGGCCATTATCGACGCATTCTAGATATATCTACTGCTTCTTCATCACTAAACACAGGAACAGCGTTGCTCTTGTGCATTGTAGCAATACCTTTTACTTTGGTTCCAGTGTACACCTTAGCTGGTTTGAGTGTGGCATTACCACCTGTGTCCACACTTTTAATGTGTGCAGTGGTATTCCTACCTTCTGGAATTTTCAAACTGTAACTGCTGCTCAAACTAGGAGCAGATAACGCTCGTGTACGTTTTCTATCATCGGCCTCAATTCCCCATTTCTTTTGGAGAGCTTTCCAATCCGCATCTGCTTGTTCGGCTTTGCGTTTGTGTTCAGCACTGGGCCACTTGTGTTTGCCTTTTGGTTTACCAGTGAGGCTTAAACTGGGATGATGTAAGTGCATTGTCATAGCCTAATTATACTATAATCAGCGGGCAAAGTCAATTATTTTGGTACTTCAAACACCACCCGTATATCACCATCATGAGACAACATATCTTGAAAGAAATCAACTCTACTCTCTAATGATAGTATGGTCAATCCTAAATTAGAAATTATGCTGTCGATATGTTCTGATAACGATTTGGGATTATACGGACTGAGTCCGTTATTCTTATACCAATCTGGAGATGTTAACACTAACGGAAACATTGCCGGTATTCCCAAAAATCCTCTACCACCAGGTTTTATTATTTTACTAAAATCTAAAATAAATTTTCCAATAGTATCCCATGTCACTGCTTGAATGTTAATAGAAAACGCAGCGTCAAAATTTTGATAATATTTCACTATAAAATCTTGATTATAATGCTCTATGACATCTACGTTTGACCCCATTACATCAAAACCTGTGATATTTGGTATATACTTTTTAAAGACATTCCATCCACAACCTATATCTGCAATACTTTCAGGATTAATTTCCTCTAAGAATTTTAAATAATAAAAAGGAGTTATTGAAAATCTCTTCTTTGAAGGTCTATATCGATTAAATTTTATATCAGGATTCCCCAAGATTTCTCTTGGGGTTATTGCAAAGTCTTCCCAGAACGTTTGACCAGTTATGTCCATTCTATGTTTACTACTAGACTCTAAAACATTTCTAACGCAATATACTAGGTCATATTCTAATTCTAATGCTTTACCCCTTGGAGTTTCCATAAACTCCTTATAAAAGATTTCTTCATTTATGGGGTTTAACATTTACTTTGCTTCTTTTGCTTCAGCTCTTGCGTTCTTAACTGCGGTAACATCGTTACGAGTTTCTTTGCACAATTTGGCTAAGTCTTGACAATGTTTACGAACACGGGTGCCGGCAGCGCCAACTTCCTTGTCATAAAACTTTTCGAAGTCTGCTTCCATTGCCTCTACGATTTTGGTAAATTCTGCATGTTTATTTGTCGCCATTACTATTCTCCTTGTTTTATAGTTAGCTACCAGTGTCGAATAACACCAGCGATAATGAAGCAGTTTGTAATGATATATGTTAAAACAATAAATGTTCTAACCATAGCAACACGGTCTGCTTCTTGAACTGTTGCTCCAGCTTTTTCACCTAGGGCCTTGGCCCATACTCTCCAAAACTTTCGAAACACTTTCATTCTTTAATTTTATATTATTTTTTGGCAAATGTCAACCTGCAAACACGTTTGACGATCCGCTTGAAATAGTTGCACCACAACCGTACGCATCTCCCAGTCTACCTATTGCTTTATTATTCACAAATACCGTTGAGGAAAAGGATGAAAGTCCAGGAGAATGACTTGGACAGGCTGGCGGCGCAAAGGTGTGGCTCTGCACTTGATCTGCTTGCCTTACTGCCCCAATGTTGTTTACTAATACATCGTCAGATCCTGCGTCAGTGGTAGTAGACCCTTGACATGTAGGATGATTTATAGATACTTGATCATTTCCGTTTTTCCTTGCGACTGCGGGCATAATTTTTCTCCTTAGGCCATTGCAATACCAGTAGTTCCTTGCATGTACTGATCAGCAAACTCTTTATCGGATGCTGCTACCACTGCAACTGCTGTTTTACTTAATTTAATATCTTTTTCTGGACTTACAGTAAACAAGTAAGGCATTAGTGCTGGACCTTTTGGGCTCATACCAATAACCGAAGGCTTGGATAACTTGTAAAAGTCGTTGCCTTCTTCTACCAATCTTGCTACTAGTTCTTCTCCGCTTGTTAGTTTTAAGGTGATCACTTCACCTGCTGTTACGCCTCGGTCAATTAACATATTATCCTTTCAGTGTGTTAAAAAATTCTTCGTCTTTACCTGCTAGGCCTTGAAAGCCCCCAGGAAGGAGAACGCCATCCTTAAAAATTTGTGGAACACTACGCAAGCCTTGGTCCATTAGGAACTCACGTGCATTGGGTTCGTCTTCCATTTTAATTACTGTAAATGGAATATCTTTACTTTCTAATAGTGCCTTTGCTCTGTCACAAAACGGACAATTATTTTTTGAATATACTGTAATCATGTTTCTCTCTTATAATGCTGGTAATGAATCGTAATCAAGTGCTTCGCTCATTACGCCAATAACGTAATTAGTTGATTCACTTTCTTGTAATGCTGTTTGTTTTTTACTTGTATCAACATGTTTGTTGAACCAAGGAATAGGAGTTGACTTTGGTGCTGGATTGTTGTACTTGATACCAATCTCTTTCAGAGCCCCAACTGCGGTAAAATCCACAAAGTCACGTAAGATGTTAGCGTTCAGACCAATCACTGGACCTTTCCTGAACAAGTAATCTGCCCATTCTTTTTCTTCACGAATCACATCCATATACAAGCTGTACACTTCTTGTTCACATTCTACTTTAGCTTCAGCAAACCTCGTGTCTTCTTTGACTACTTGATTAATCAAGTAAGCTGTCCAACCCTTGTGTAATAGTTCGTCTTGTAAAATCAAACTAATAATGTTACCATTGCCAATAAAGATCTTGTTCTCTACCATGGCTAAACTAGTGGCAAATGAAACCATAAAGCGGAAAGCTTCTAGTGCATAACTAGCATGTAATGCCATCCATATTGCTTTAATGTATTCTTTTTCTGGAATTGTTTCGCCTAACTGCTTGCGACAGTTAATATTGTGTAATGCTTCGTAGTAATTGCCTACACTTGATGCCATGTCTACAATTTCTTTAGTATCATGAATGGTGTTGAATACATCTTTAGGTACATTATAGATGTTACGAATAATATGGCTGTAGCTCTTTGAATGAATGTTAGTTTCAAAGAATGTCCAGTTGTACACAAGAGCTTCTAGTTCAGGCAAGCTGATCACTGGCATAAAAATCTGACTTGGTCCACGACCTTGTAAACTGTCTAGTGCTGTTTGACGTAGTAAGTTGCTGGTAAAGATATGTTTGATAGCGTCACTGGCATCTTTAAAATCATTACTGTCTTTGCTTAAACTAATTTCTTCTGGTTGCCAAAAGAAACCACGTGCTGTTGCTTCAAAGTCTGCAATCTTTTTGTACTTAACTTCTTCAAAACGTTGAATAGTAACTGGCCCTGCTGGGTCTAGAAACATCTTACGATTAAGATAGTCTGTCTTTGTGTTTAAATTATATTGTGCTTTACTCATTTTTACCTTATACTCTAAAACTTTCACCGCAACCACAACGGTCACGTTCATTAGGATTTCTAAAATCGAATCCTTCATTTAATCCATTACGAACCCAATCCATAACTAATCCATTTAAGTAAGGCTCATCTTTAGCACTTACTAATATTGAAAATTTGGGTTGAGCGTAGTTTGTCACACCCACTTCATACTCAACGCTATCTACATATTCTAACACATAAGCCAATCCAGAGCAACCGGTAGTTTTAACACCTATGCGTATGCCAACACCTTTGCCGCGTTTTTCTAAATTTTGAATAATACGCTTGGATGCTTCTTCAGTTACGCTTATCATTATTTTCTCTATAATTGCTTACTGCGGCTTTAATGGCATCTTCTGCTAGAATACTACAATGTATCTTAACTGGGGGTAAGGCTAGCTCTTCGGCGATTTCAGAGTTTTTAATTGATCCGGCTTCGTCGAGTGTTTTTCCTTTGACCCATTCTGTAACGAGACTCGAACTCGCGATAGCCGATCCGCAGCCATACGTTTTAAATTTTGCATCTGTAATAATACCTGTATCATGATCTACCTTTATTTGTAATTTCATTACGTCACCACACGCAGGTGCACCAACCATACCAGTGCCTACTCCTTCTTCGTCTTTAGCAAAACTGCCTACATTACGCGGATTTTCGTAATGATCAATAACTTTATCAGAGTATGCCATTTATATGCTCCCAATTCATAATTGTCCATTGATTTTTTAAATAACTTTTCTTATCTGATTGATAGTCTAATGCCCACGCATGTTCCCACCAATCTACTAACACCACAATATCTTTTTTAATTTCATGATTCACAATGGTTTTAATTTTACCATCACGAGCTAGATACACCCAACCACTTCCTTGTATGCCCATTGCCACTTTTAGAAACTCTTCCTTGAACTTGGTAAAGGTGTTATAATGTTTTTCAATAAACTCAGATATCTTGCCAGTTGGCACATTATTATCACTTGGCTCTTGGTACTGCTGAAACAGTGTGTTGTGTAGAAATACGCCTGCTTCGTTAAAAGCATCATCACCTTCACCAGCATTGTATCTTTTTGCATAAGTCTTAGCAAGATTTTCATAATGATAAGCTATTGTAGCTTTGGAAATAGCAGGGCCCAAATCGTTTTCACTATAAGGTAATGGCAGTATTTTCAAAGATGCTGGTCTGCCTTCAGTAATAAATTGCCTAATAAAGTTATAGCTCATAGCTTACATGCCTCACAATCATCTTCCATATCTTCATAGTTATAGCCGTTAGTTTGCATTTCAGTAGGCGCTATCTCTGCTACTTGTTTACTTCCAGCTTTGTTAATCAAACTGTAGTAAAATGTTTTAATGCCCCATAACTGTGCTTGCATCAAGTTCTTAGCAATCAACGTAGTTGGTACTTTACGTTCTGGAAAGTGTGCTGGATTATAGAATGTATTGGTACTGATACTTTGATCAACATATGCGGCAATGACAGCACTTGTCTTCAAATAGCCTTCGCAATCTCGTTGTTCCCACATGAGTTGATATTTGTTCTTTAGTTTAGCATACTCAGGTACAACTTGTGTAAAGCTACCTGCTTTACTTTCCTTAGTACTAATAAGACTCATTGGCATCTCAATTCCGTTAGTGCTGTTTATAACCACGCTGGAACTTTCCACTGGTGCCACTGCCATTTGTGTAGCATTGCGAACACCGTGTTCTTTCATTTGCACTCTTAAAGTTTCCCAATCCAGTTCTGGTGTAAAGTCTGCCAGTTCATTAGATCCGTTAGCACGTAGTTCCCAAGGAAATATTCCTTTGCCGTATCGTGTTTGATCTGAACCTAAACACTTACCACGTTCTTTAGCCAACTCAACACTTGCTTCTGTTAGGTAGAATGCTTGATGTTCCATCCAAGATTTAACTTCGCCCAATGCGTCCTTCTCACCATAGCGTAGACTACGCTTGGCGTGCCAGTAGGCTAAGTTTGTAATACCAATACCTAATGGCCTAATTTCATCATTGCTTAGTTTACTCTGTATTGATAAAAAGTCTTGATAATCCAAAATATTGTTAAGACTGCGATGTAGTATGCGACAAGCACGGCGCATGTCTTCAGGATTACGGAATGCTCCCCAATTGATAGATCCCAGTGTACATAGCGCAATGCGCCCCTCTGCATCATCAAGACGTTTGAATGACTTGGTTGGTAATAGGATTTCACAACATAGGTTGCTTTGATATATGGTATGGTACTCGGGATCAAATGGTCCTTGGCTCATTACATTGTCAATGAACACAAGATAGATACGTCCTGTGTCTGTACGTTCTTTTAGTATTCCACTTTTAAATACTTCTTCAGCTGACATTGTCTTTGTACGTAGGCCTTTTTGCTTTTCATATTTGACATAGAGTTCTTCAAATAATGTTGTGTTTGAATAGAATGCTTCGTACAAGTCGGGAACTTCGTTGGGGTCAAAGAATGTAATGTCTTCTTTATTCTTGAATCGTCTCCAGAAGAAGGCACTAAGCACAACCCCATAATCCATATGACGGACTCGGGTCTCTTCTGTTCCTTGATTGTTTTTAAGTACAATAAGATCATCAAACTGATGATGCCAAATAGGATAGAATACAGTAGCACTTGCATTACGAATACCTCCTTGTGAACATGATCG